GTGGAAACCGGCCTCAAAAAAAAGCGACTGTCCTTGTCTTGCTTTTTTGAGTTACACGATACGCACGCAGCAACTAGGTTTTCCGGGTTCAATATCTCACCGCCCTTGGCCACCGGCTCCACGTGATCCACTGTCGTGGCTGGAGCTGCACAATACTGACACGTATGGCCATCTCTTGCCAAGATATACACACGCATCTTACGCCAAGCTGATCCATAAACTCTGGCGTGCTTACCACTGACCATCAATGCCACCCATGCTTCTGCCAATAACGATAAGCATTGCACATTGATCCATGACGTGACTTGCAATAACGAATGCTCCAATCAATCTGGCGATACCCATCAAGCTCTCGATACTTAGGATTGCGCATCTGTCCTAGACCATAATGTGATCCATTGATTGCATTGATATTCCAATGAGATTCAGCTGTTATCAGTTTGTTAAAGCACTGAAATTGTTGATAGTTAATAATCCTTGAATGTGCATATAGCTTGAGATAATCAGTGTCTGTCACTGCTTCCGCTGGTGTTGTGCCAACAATACATAGAACGGCCAATAGCACCAGACTTCGCCTGCGAGCTATCCGCATCAGCGGCTCGCCAGCGAGTATGGAGCGTACCGATGCAGTCAAGTAAGATGCAAGATTGAGCGTACTCTTGGGCGTTGCGCACACCCTGTGGATACTGCCTGTGGATAACTTAGTCATAGAGATAACCCTGCAACCTTGTCATCATCGACTACTTTGATGCCCATTGCTCCACATCCAAGACACGTACTGAACCATTCGTGAAGCGTTAGCTCTGATGTCTTTCGAATGCCATGACGTTGCTTTGCTTTTCCGTAGAGCTTTGCGCAGATTGAGCAATCAAATTCAAGTATTGGCATGTATGGATTTCCTTAACGTCTCAATAGGTTGCAGATTGATTTGACTCACCCAGTAACCGCCTTGAGCTGACTGGAACCTTGGACGCTTTGCAACGCCCACCGGTATCCAACCCATGACGTAATAGCTGGGCGATTCGCCTACTACTAGCACTGCAATGTCAGTATCACGATCATCTTCGCTGATGATTAAGTGACCGCGTTTATGCGGCGTTTGTTTGACCTCGATGGCAATGCCGTTCCAATAGACATCAGGTTCATTCTTGAATGTATTGACAGTCGGCACAAAGTCCTCAACGCCAAAGTATCTGGCCACTGCCATTTCAGCTCCAACAGCTTCACTGTGAATCACAACGGCATTGTGAAAGTTGCCTTTGTTGCCTAAGAATTTAGGATTTGACCCGTAGTACGATTCTCGGGCAAGTCCGGCAGTGTGCGCAATGATTTCATCTTCACGCGATAGTCGCACCATAATCATCTGCAATCCCAACAGAACCAAATTATCTTTTCGTTACCAAATCCTTTTTGATAACCAAAGTCATCAAATTTGACCAGCCTTGAGCATTTGTCACATTGCTCGACTTTGTAGGTTGCAATGACGACCCCATCTTCCATGAGTGTGCATGTCATTGTCCTTGGGTTAATTATCTCAATTGGCCCACTCATCGAGTAGCCACCACAATCAAAATCACAACAAGGACGCATTCGGCAATGACAAGAATCTTGACCAATAGGCTCTTTGTCATACTTGTGGCTTCCATTTGCCATCACTGCTCATGACTAGCCAATTCGGATCGCACTGCTCAGGCTTCTTTTCAATGCAACTGTAATTCGCCCAAGGCTTGCCCGTAGATTTAGCACTGCCTTCTCTAAAGACGCGCTTGCCATGCTTGCATTGTTGCAATGAATCCGGTGTTCCAGCTGCATCGACTTCTTCTTGAGTCTTAAACGATGGCACTTCACCAAATTTGGTCGTCCAGTAGTCATAATCTAAATCAGTCTTTGCAACCTTGGCTGGTAGAGCTTCAATCTGCTCCATCGTCTCGCGGGTCGTGCGCTCTGCACCGCCCATGACAAGCTGCATGACTCTAAGAATTGCAGATGTGCAAGTGTCCTCGACGAACCAACGTTTCATATTCTGGACGTATGCGCCTTGATAGCCATAGGCATGGTCAATGCCGGCTGGGTGTGTGTCATCTGACTGGCGAAATGCTTTGGCTTCAACCAGCACAAATCCCTTTTCAGCATCAAATTCGACAATGCGGGTTTCAATGCGCCCGCTGGGAAATGTTGCAAGCCAGCGATCTGTTCGAGCGCGTGCGGCCTCGTAGCCGTCCAAGAACCCCATTATTTCACCGCCTGAGATGATGCGTGACGGCCAACGGCTTTGCCGCGTTGATAACCTTCACGATGGCCTTCTTTGTATCCAACTGAATAGCTGCAAATTGCCCACAGAATGCAAGCTATTGCCATGAGGACAAATAGCCCGATTTCACTTGTTGTCATTTTTTGCTCCCGATTCTGAGAGCTGCGAACCAGCTCCCGAATTACAGAGTGACACGCATATCCGACAAATTCAAGATTCCCGCCTAAGAATCGGCGTGTCGGTTACTTTTTCAAGGCCATTTCAAGAATTAATGTGTCAAGCCTTTGCTCAATTCTGCTGACCTGATCCTTGAGACTGTTGCCACCATTGGGTTGCAGCTCCCGCATGATCGACTTCACCATGAATCTCATTGACGAATAGATGGCAGTCAGCACCGCAAGAACAAGCCCACCGACCGCCGTCCATTCGCCCACACTCACTTCTTGTTACCAAATGCCACGTCGTTTGGATTAGCCCAGCGAGTTAGTACCGGAACAAGTCCAGCCACTAAGCCCAAAGCCAAATCCTTTGGATTCTGATTGCCGCTCATCCATACAGCCAATGCGCCAGCCACAGAGCTTCTCAGCCATGATGCCAGCATTGCTTTTGCTTGATTCATTAGTTGTCTCCTTTGTTCAAGCTCCCGATGAGTGCCGCGACTTTCGCTTCACTCAATCCGATTTCGAAGTGCATCTCATCGCGGCGTTTCCAGTTTTCAGAACCGCCCCAAATCAATCCATATTTCTTTGCTAAGGCTTTGATCATTGGAACCTTCTCAGCTGGGAACGTGCCAGCTTTGCCCAGCGGATGTTGTGTGGCGTTCAGATCGATGGCAGTGCCAGAGCTGTGATTGCTCAGTGTGTCAGTGCTGCCTCGTATCATCCGAAACGCATACCCCCAATCATCAAGCTGACCTTCATCAATGGGCTCAATCAGTTCATGAAATTCTTTGCAGAATCCAGCAATCAATGGCGCGACGGCTTTCGCGCATCGCACCTTGACCTTTGTTCCCTCGATTGGAACGCTGATGATATGGATTTCAGCTGCATCTTTAGATGCTGGCCATCCGTTATGACTTTGCAGCATCGGCTAGATTCTTAGTCAAGTGTTCCACTATGCTGGCTTTACAGGCGCAACAATTTTGCGTGGGTCTGTGTTACTTGTTGGCAACTCACGCAAGGCTTGGCGATAAGTAGCCCAAGCCGCTTTATCCACAGGTGAATCTTCTACCTGTGTCCAATCTGAAGCGAGCAATTCTCTATCGCGCCAATGGCGTAACCTTGAAAGATATGTCTCGTTTGAGCAAGTATCGTTATCATCAAATCCTGTAAAAAACATTATGCCACCTCAAATACTACTTGAACACGCATTGTATAAGAATTGATCCACCAAGTAGTGTTGTCGTATTTGTTTGATCTTCCATAATTTTGATTTGCTCGGACATCCACAAATCCCATTGTTCCAGCACTTTCAGTTTCTCTACAAACACCAACGGCGGTTAATGTTCCATTTCGACTTGTAAAAGGGAGCGTGAAATAAGTTTCGCCTACTGCCGTTCCTTTACTAACCACGCGCCATTGCGCTTGTACTAAACAAGTTTTTCCAATTAACTGATAACGACCTGCTTGGCTTGAAACTGTTGTTGCCGTTCCCGCTTCTGCCGTAATTGTCGGAGTGTAATCTGTCCAAGTTCCGTTCCAAGCGAGACCTGTTGCAGCGGTACTATCCGCCACAAGTGTTTGGCCGTTTGTGCCGACACCTAGACGCGCTGGCGTTGAAGCGGCCGTTGCTGCGTAAATATCACCCTTAGTTGTCAGAGTTGCTTTTGTTGTCGCACCAGCTGCAAGATCATAAGCTGATTTCACGGCTGTCGGCGTAGCTGCCAAGATTGATGATGTCGTTGATGTTGAATCTGAAAGCTGCACTGCTCCCTTTTGCGTAGTCAATGCATCTTGAATTCCGACTGTAATCGCTCCAGATGTGCCACCACCAGTTAGTGGAGACGTTGCAGTCACTCCAGTGATGTCGCCTTGATCGTTAGCAATCCAGACGAAATCCATGTCTGTGTTAGTTGCTTTTGAAAGTATCTGACCAGTTGTGCCGCCTAATAAATCACCCATTGACGTGGCAACAGCTTGACCAAAGACCTCAAAATCTGCCGGCAAATCAGTAACCAGATCAGTGGCCGTCGGCATTTGCCAGCTGAATGGTGTTGTCGGATTGCTCATATTTTCTCCTTATGCCACGACTAGGGCGTTTTCCCAGTCAAGTATCCCAGAAATTGTATTCCAAGCCTCAGCGACACTTACATCTTGCCATTGCATTGCCTGCAATGAATATGAAAGCGGCGAGAGATTGAGTGAGACGCTGATTTGATTATAAGCCGCTTGGAACGTCCAGCCCTCAACAAAGCCCAAGTAAGTGCCGGCCGACATATTGAGCGGCAAATCGGCAATTGCCAGCGGCATTCCCATGAACACGTTAATCAATGAATCTCGGTCGCCATCGTCAATCTCTGGATTTGTAAGCTGATAAGTAATTTGATTGAAGTTGTATTGAGGATAAGCCCGAAGTGTCAGATAGAAATCTGCCTGATCTTGGGCATCGGCTTGATGTTTGACTGTCGTTGTAAATATCTGGGCAAGCTGACCATATAAGCCCACTGAAGTTGCATCCGTTGCATCGACTTCTGACGTTGAATTTGTGCCATATTTCAAAGTTATGGTGTTTCGCACATCTCCAGCACGTTGTTGAATCGTCAGTCCTGAGCCTTGGGCATCGTTAGCTGAAAGATTGACATACCCGTTCGTTGCTAAGTAAATAGATCGATGGTCTGCCGAAGCATAAGAAATAAGCCCCTGAGCGTCCTCGTAGATATAACCTAAGCCGCTAGTGGCTAGAGCTGAAACAAGTGAATAAATATCTGTTCGACTCGATGCCCTTTGTGCAAGCTCGTAACTACCTGGAGTATCAATCTCGCCAAGTCCGATATTTTGAGCATTTGCCCAAGTCTCAGTCGGATCATAAGTATTCCATTGCAAAGCTGCTGGTACTTCTGACCAATTGTTGAGCAATAAATCTTGCAAAATTGTCAGAATCTGGTTGCCATCAAAATCTTGCGCCAAGACGCCATCGGTCAATGCCTTTGGCAATCGAGCCAATGCACCCAAGGCAATAATCTTAACGCGCTGTGCATAGGCCACATTTCCCAATTCGGCCACTGATATTGCAATATCCACAATCGAGCCGCCGAAGATGGGAACAAATGTAGCTGTTGAATCTTGCAACTCTATGGTCAATGAATCATTGATTCCAATAATCACATTCGATTGATCTAAATTGATAAGTTCAATGTTGGTGTAACCGGCTTGAGCTTGCTCATAGATATTAGTTCGCCCAGATGTGATGGTCAGATTAGACAAGATGGCCGTCTGATATTGAACGCCCCCAATAGTGACTCGCCATACTGGATTAAAGACTGTCATATTGCCTGCAAGTTGGATGCGCCGCCTGTACCGCGGAAGTATGAATCATTCAAAGTCTCGACAATTGTGCGAGCTGTTCCCTCTGCATCGATTGCGCCATTGACTGTGATATTGATGCGCTCTGCTGTTGAAAGCCCGCCAGTCACCCCGGCACGAGCTGCGGCGGCTGCTTCTCTGGCATTGCGTAGGCGTTCAGTCTCAGCTTTAAGTTCTTCACGTCTTAGGATTGCAGCTTGCATAGCTGGTGAATATGCGCCTAATGGTGCGCCAGTAAATGTGCGCGGATCACTGCCGCCCATGCTTCCACCGGTATCAAATCCACCGCCGCCGCCAGTGCCGCCCACATCGCCGCCGATATTTGGGTCAAATTCTGCTCCTCCGGCTTTCAAGCCTTTAGAGTTATCTCCACTTAAGCCAAAGAATCGAGTGACTGGATTATCTGTCATAAGTTTAATAAATCCCTTGACTGCATTGACTACGTTAGTGACGGCAGTGATAATCTTTGCAAATCCTGAAATGGTTACTGAAATGATTGTGCCAAGGATACTAAATGCGCCTTTGAGTGTTACCCCAATGATGGGAGCTAAAGTATCTTTTGCAAATGTTCCGACTGCTTTCATGAAATCTAGCAACGGCTCTAATTCTTCACTGTTGTCGGCAATAGCCTTTTGAACCTTTTCAAATGCACTGCGCAATCCGTTAATGGCTGGCGTGAGAATTGATGAAAATATCGGAATTAAGAAATCATTGATAAATCCCCAGACAGCTTTGAATTGTGGCAGTAATACTTCTTGAATATAAGTTCCAAGGAATTTGATTACAGGCTGTAATTTTGGACCAATTTCATCTGCAAATTTCTGAATGGCTGGCACAACATCTCTGACGAAAGTATTGACCATCGGAGTAATTGCATCAAGTACAAATGAACCGACTGTCTCTTTGCCTTCATCAAATGCCACTTTAAGACGATCCATCTTGCCGGCAAATGTGTCTGCTTTTTCAGCAGCTTGACCGCCGAAAGTCGTTGCCAATGCTTTGGTCACATCATCCATGCTCATGGTCTTAAGTTGTGCGGCAGATAATCCAACACCCAATTTAGCCAATGCACTTGAATTGCCTTCATAAGCTTTACCAAGCGCGTTAGATACAGCTTCAAGCGATTTGCCTGAACCCGCCGCAATGTCGAGAGCTAAGGTTT